GGACAAGTGGAACAACAGCCCAGAAAACTTGGAAGTGATGACGCAGGCGGAACATGCACGCATTCATTGCATGGAACGCTGGCATGGAGGCACTAAACATGAACACAACTGAAAAGGAGCTGGGGCCGAAGATCACCAAAGTCTTCGGCCCCCCGTGACTGGGGTCCGGAAAAACGACGTTCCTCCTGAGCATCGTCGAGCATGAGCTGGAGTCCGGTGTCGCGCCGTCCCAGATCGGCTACTTTGCGTTTACGCGCAAGGCCGCGAACGAAGCCAAGGAGCGGGGCGTGGCCAAGTTCCCGCACCTCAGCCCCGACACTGACTTCCCGTGGTTCCGGACGCTGCACAGTCTCGCTTACCGTTGCCTCGGCCTCGGCACAAAGGACATGATGGGTGCCGAGCACTATCAGGAGTTCGCCCGCGAGGCCGGCATCACGCTCAACACGGACACCGGGGAAGAGGACTTCATCGTCAAGACGGATCACCCCATCCTGAACGAGATCAACATCGCACGGATCAAGGGCCTTGACCTGCGGGAGCACTACAACCGCTCGGAGATCGAGATCGAGTGGTACTTCTTCGAGCTGATTGAACGCGCCTACCGCCACTACAAAGAGGCGCGCAGTCTTCTGGACTTCACCGATCTCTTGGAGCTCATCGTCCAGCAGCCGGACCGTCTCCCAAGGCTGGAGGCGCTGATCATCGACGAGGCGCAGGACCTCTCCCCCCTGCAATGGAGGCTGGTCGAGCAGTTGGCACTGCGCGCCCAGCGCTGCTTTCTGGCAGGGGACGACGATCAGGCCATCTACACTTGGGCCGGGGCCGATGTCGCCTCATTCCTGAACTTCTCCGGCGAGATCAAGGTCCTCGACCAGTCCTACCGAGTCCCGGCCAAGGTCCACGCACTCGCCAACAGCGTCGTGCATCGCATCCGCACCCGCCAACCCAAGACATGGCGGGCCCGAGCCGAAGAAGGCAGCGTGCAGTACTACGACGACTGGCATTCAGTCGACATCACAAACGGCGACTGGCTCGTCTTGGCCGCCGCCAACTACATGCTCACGGACCTCCACGACTGGCTCAAGGCCCAAGGCTTACTCTTCGAGCGCTTTGGACAACGGAGCATCCCCGAGGCCGTTCTGACCGCCGTCATCGGATGGGAGCGCCTGCGCAAAGGCCAAGAGGTGCCGTTCAACGTCGTCCAGACCATCTACAAGTACCTTGACACCAAGCTCGTGAAGCACGGCTACAAGGGCCTGCGCACCGCCGACCCCTCTGCCCTGTACACGATGGATTCTCTGAAAGAAAAGCACGGCCTCTTGTCGACCGCCATCTGGCACGAGGCGCTCGCCAAGATCTCCGAGAACCAGCGCCACTACCTGATCGCGGTTCTGCGTCGCGGAACACGGCTCACGGGCCGCGTGCCGATCAAGCTCTCCACGATCCACGCGGCCAAGGGCGGAGAGGCCGACAACGTGCTCCTGATCGGTGACCTCACCACCAAGTTCGCACGCGAGTACGACCGCAACGCGGACGACATCAACCGGCTGCTCTACGTGGCCCTCACCCGCGCCAAGAAGTCACTGCACATCGTCATGCCCAAAGATGAACGCAAAGGATTCCGGTTGTGAAGAAACGAGACCCAAGCACCATGTCCCTCTTTCCACGGATCTCGGAATGGGTGCCCCCGCAAAGCTTTCCAAACCTGTCTGAGGCAGCCGAGATCGCCATCGACCTCGAAACATGCGACCCCAACATGGAAAGCATGGGCCCGGGCTGGCCCCGCAAGGACGGCTACATCGTCGGCTACGCCGTGGCCGTGGACGGATGGTCCGGCTACTTTCCGATCGCACATGCCGGCGGCGGCAACCTCGACAAGCGCATCGTCGAGCGCTGGATCAAGGATGTGCTGGCCACGCCCGCTGACAAGATCATGCACAACGCCGCCTATGACTTGGGCTGGCTGCGCGCATCAGGCTTCACGGTCAACGGCCGGATCTACGACACGATGATCGCAGCGCCGCTCTTGGACGAGAACCGCTTCAGCTACGCGCTCAACAGTTTGGGCTTTGACTACCTCAAGGAGATCAAGTCCGAGCAGGGCCTCAAAGAGGCCGCGCAGGACTTCGGCGTGCACGCCAAGAAGGAGCTGTGGCGGCTGCCGGCCATGCATGTGGGCGAGTACGCCGAACAGGACGCAGCGCTCACGCTCAAGCTCTGGCATCACTTCAAGGTGCTGCTCCGCTCCGAGGACATCGAGTCCATCTTCAACCTCGAAACGGACCTGCTGCCCATCCTCGTCGACGTGACACTTCGTGGCATTCGTTTCGATCAGGCGAAGTGCGAGCGCTTTTTGGAGGAGATGCGGCAAAAAGAGAAGCAGATTTTGCAGACCCTCAAGTCCCAAGCCGGAACACAGGTCGACATTTGGGCCGCTGCCAGCATTGCCACCGCCTTTGACAAGCTCGGCATCGAATACCCGCGCACGGCTCAAGGCGCACCAAGCTTCACCAAGAGCTTCCTCGACAGCCACGACCACCCCATGGCCAAGATGATCGTGGAGGCGCGAGAGCTAAACAAGACCCACGGCACATTCTTGGAGCCTTATCTTCGGCACGCCAAGAGCGACGGCCGCATCCACACCCACTTCAACCAGCTCCGCTCCGATGACGGCGGTACCGTCACCGGCCGCCTGTCCGCTGCCAACCCCAACCTCCAACAAGTCCCCGCACGCCACGAGATCATCGGGCCCATGGTACGCAGCCTCTTCCTCCCAGAAGAAGGACAGCTTTGGGCGGCCAACGACTTCTCGTCCCAAGAGCCCCGCCTGCTCGTGCACTACGCCACACTCCTCAGCCTACCCGGCGCAGAGAAGATGGCCGACGCTTACCGCTCCGACCCCGACACCGACTTCCACCAGATGGTCGCCGACATGGCCGGCATCAAACGCAAAGCCGCCAAGACCATCGGCCTGGGGCTCATGTACGGCATGGGCAAACAAAAACTCGCCAACAGCCTCGACCTGCCCTTGGACGAGGCCAGCGAGCTGATCTCCACCTTCCACAACAAAGTCCCCTTCCTGCGCGGCACCGTGGACGCAGTCATGCGCCGCATCGAACACCCAGCCTCCGGCGGAGCAATCCGCACCCTACTCGGCCGCAAGTGCCGCTTCCCGCTCTGGGAACCCGTGCAATACGGCGTCAACAAGGCACTCCCCTACGAACAGGCCGTCATGGCCTACGGACAACGGATCAAGCGCGCCGGCACCTACAAAGGACTGAACCGCCTCATCCAAGGATCTGCCGCCGACCAGACCAAGGCCGGAATGATCGCGCTGCACAAGGCCGGCTTCAAACTGCTCCTACAGGTCCACGACGAACTCGCCGTGTCCGTCGAATCACGGACCGAGGCCGAAGAAGCCGCCCAGATCATGGCCAACGCCGTCACGCTTGAAGTCCCCTCACGCGTTGACGTCGAGACTGGACCTTCGTGGGGAGAAGCGGCATAATGAAGGCCGTCTCCTCCTAGTCTTCCTTGTGTGAAGGCTTGACCGGGCCCAGTGCCCGGTCTTTTTTGACCCCAGAAAGGAGAGTGCTCATGGAAAAACGTCACCGCATTCAGCAGCCCGTCCTGACCCCCACGACCAAGCCCGAGCCTGTCGTCACGCCTCGCGAGATCATCGACGGCTACGCCGTTCCGACCGACGAAGTGCTGGAGCACTGGCTCAACGCACCCAAAGAAGTCACACCACGCAAGAAGGTCCTCAAAGACCGGCTCGCGTACCACGGCCTGAAGCCCGTCAAGCCGCCCAAGAAACGCAAACGCGGCCGCCCACGCAAGATTGGGCGAAAGAAGAAATGGCGTGAGGATCCGTACCGCCTGTCGCCGTCCACGCGCCTCGGCGCACGGGCATACACGGTCAGCGTCCCAGAAATCGCCTACGCCCAACTCAAAGAGATGGCGCTCTTCTACGAACTGTCCCTTTCGCAGGTCGTCAAAAAACTGGCCGCCGAAGCGTTTGTACGCGCCACAGAAGAATCGGAACTACTCGCACGCATCGAAGCATCACGGGAGAAGACAAATGCCACGACCGAAAACAAGACTGACCCACCCAACGGAACTAAAACTCCCCGTCGCACTCACTTTTGAAGTCTGGCCGGCCATGGAGTACGAGGGCACCATGCTCCCGCCCATGGTCGACATTACCCACATCATGCTCACGGTCATCGGCCCGGGCGGCAAGCCCCGGACGATTGACATCACCCAAGGCATCGACGACGACCTCCGGATCCTCCTCGAAGACGAAATCATTGAGGCCTACAGTGAAAACAACTGACGAACTTCGCGCCCTCTGTGAGCTCTATCCAAAGCACGCAGACTTCCTTGAATCCTGCGCCACGAAACTCGAAGAGGCCCGCCAATGGAAGCTTGCGTGGGCTCAAGCAGAACTGAAAAATGACCAGTTGACACGCGAACTGGAGCTGCTAAGATTGAATCGTTGACACCGCAATTGAATCGTTGACCCGCATCTCAGAAAGGAGAAAGCATGCTCGTCAAGAACCCCATCACCGGCAAGATTGAAGTCGTCCGCACTCAAAGCGAGACGTTCTTCTTCAATACCGGACGCGTCCGCATCGGCATCCTCTACCAGAGGCCCGCCCCCGCACTGTCCCGCGACGAAGAGATCATTCAAAATGGTCTGCTTCGTCACGCCAAGCGCCTGAGGGTCGCATGACTGAGTCCGATCTCACCGAATCCCTGATCGTGGACCACGGGTCAGGAATGTCCGGCACTGTTCTCATCCCAACCCAAGAAAGGAGAAACACCATGGCAACCTTCGCCAACCTCAGTCTGCACAACGTCACCCTCGTTACCATCGAGCCGCCCCGCCACCCCGGTGGTGCCTCCTACGTCATGCGCAAGATCGTCATCGAAACGGACGACGGCGACTTCACGATCGACCTCTTCTCGAAGACGATCTCCATCCACAGCGAAGACGAGCCCTCGCTCCCCATCACCTACTGAGGCCCCATGACCAAGAAACCCCCACGGCGGCAACGCCCCACCTTCGCCGAGATCGCCGACCGGGTCCGGCAAGAGGCCATGCAAGACTACGAGGCGAGGCTGGCCATCGAAAAACAGGACATCTTCGAGGCCGCACGGCAAGAGTACGAGCACGCCTACAACCTCCTCGCCAAGCACACCACCGCGCTCGAACAAGAGAACGCCGAGCTCCGCGAGCAACTGCTCGCGGCCGAGAGCTCATGGCTCAAGGCCCTCGGCTCATGGATCCGGAGGCTCTGGTCGTGACCGATCAAGACATCATCAACCGCGCCAAGGACGCATGCTCCCCTTACGAGGCGGCCATCTTCGCCTCCCCGTGGGGGTCAGCGTGGGTGCTGCGCTTTGCCCGGATCATCGAAACCCAAACCCGTGAAGAGTGCGCCAAGACCTGCGAAGCACTGCAAGACTGGCCGCCCGACGCAACCCCTTACGATTGCGCCAAAGCAATCAGGAGCCACAGAGATGTTTAACGAACTGAAATCGGTCCCCAAGACCCGCGACTGGGGCACCCAAAACAAAGCGCTGGACGCCGCCATTGAACGCGTGCGGTCAACCTACCCGCACAAGTTCCTCCAACCCCACGAACTGAAACACCGGCGCTTTGCTCACGAACCGGGGATCGGAATCCCACACGAGTCGTTCCTGTTCGCCAACGGACCGGCCCTGCCCGCCAAACGGATACGGCAGACGGAACAATGACCACGAACAAAGCCGCCGTGACGGATCCGGGGCTGGTGTTCAGGAGCATGGAAGGATGCCCCACGGGGCCAAAGGTCCTGCTCTTGAACAAGGCCGGGATCGCGCAAACCGGCTGGTGGGACGGCAAGGACACGTGGTACGTCGGCTGGTTCCCACTGCCAACGATCCCACAAGAGATCAGAGATCTGATTGAACCAACCTACCGGCCGCAGTCGCGCATTGGCGCACTGATTGGAGATTGATGAAGCCCGACAAGCACTTCGTCGAAGAGCAGTCTCGGCGCATGACTGAGCTGCTCCAAATGAGGGCAGCGCTGCCACAAGAGGATCTTGAGTACCTCGCCGAGAAGCTGGATCGGATGAAGGACGAGCGTCTAAAGTCCTGCGTGGCAGCGCTGATCGGCTGGGGTGATGACGAACGGGCAGAGGTCGAGACCTTCGTTGCGATTGCGATTGAAGTCATGAAGCGAACGAATGTGGGCAAGCTCAGGGAATGCGCCCGGATCGTTGAGCTGAAGTTCTACATGAAGGAGATAGAGAAATGACCAAAGACGACATACTAGAGATGGCGCGGGAAACGGGCATAGAGTTGTACGGTCATGGGCGTGACCAGACCAACTTCCAGTTCATCCTGTGTCGGTTTGCCAAGGCGGTTGCAGCAGCCGAGCGCGAGGAATGCGCTCAGTTGGTCGAGCAGGCCGGGATCGACGGCTACGGCACTCTTGCTGCTGCGGCAATGATTAGAAAACGGGGTGAGAAATGAGCTACACACCGGGGCCGTGGCGAGTCCGACGGTCTAATCACAGTGACAAGTATCGGTACGTCCAGATCGGCAAAGATGCGAACTACACGACACTTGATCTGCTCGCAGCAGACGCCCGTCTGATCTCAGCCGCGCCGGATCTTTACGAAGCACTGCAAGAGATTGTCGATGCGACTGATACGGGATGGGAGCATCTTGATGCGACGTTTACACGAGCACGGGCGGCGCTTAAGAAAGCAAGAGGTGAGGCATGAAGTATTTGTCGGTATGTAGTGGAATTGAGGCTGCGAGTGTGGCGTGGGGGGCGCTTGGCTGGGAGGCTGTTGGGTTCAGCGAGATTGAGGCGTTCCCGTCTGCGGTGTTGCGGCATCACTATCCTGCGGTGCCGAATCTTGGTGACATGACGAAATATCAGGAGTGGGAAATTGAGCGACCAGATGTGCTTGTGGGAGGAACACCCTGTCAGTCATTCTCAGTCGCAGGATTGCGAAAGGGACTGGCAGACCCTCGTGGGAACTTGGCCCTCGTCTATTGCGGAATTATTGACCGATTTAGACCGAAGTGGTTTGTGTGGGAAAACGTCCCCGGTGTTTTGTCATCGGGGGGAGGACGGGACTTTGGTTCCTTCCTCGGGGCGGTGGTTGAACTCGGGTATGGGTTCGCTTACAGAGTGTTGGACGCACAGTTCTTCGGAGTTCCACAGCGCCGCAGGCGTGTGTTCGTTGTCGGGTATCTTGGAGACTGGCGACCTGCCGCAGCGGTTCTTTTTGAGCGAGAAAGCCTGCGCCGGGATTCTGCGCCGAGCAGAGAAGCGGGGCAAGAAGTTGCCGGAACCTTTACGGCTCGCGCTAAATCAGGTGGTTGGGGACAAGATCCAAACCTTGCCGCAAGCGGATACATGAGGGTGGCTCCGACAGTAACGAGCGGCGCTCCGTTCAGTCGCACAGGAAACGGATCAGAAGCCGAGGCTGTTGTAGAAGTCTGCCCTACGCTCCGCGCTGGAGGCAACCGCACAGGAGGCGACCGACCGCCAGGCACCGATGTCGATACCGCAGACAGCTTGATCGTGCAACCCTACCCTGTTGCCAACACCCTGACCGCGAGGATGCACAAAGGCATCAACAGTACGCTGGACGAGGGCCAGACGCCGGTTGTTCAGGCTATTGCAATTCAAGACGTAACGCCTCGCGAGAAGGCGCAGAACGGGAAAGGTTGGAACGATGATGGTACGGCGTACACCGTTGACACTCATGCGACTCAAGGGGTGGCGCAGCCCATCACGCAGTACGGCGAAATTGCTGGAAGCCTGACGGCGCGACATGACAGTTCACCGTGCGCGGATCGTGGGCAGAATGTGGTCGCGTTCAACGCACGACAAGATCCCGACTCATGGGTTGACCGCACCGGACCGCTGGACACCAACGGAAGTACGCAAGCGGTGGCGCAGCATATAGCGTTTACTCAAAATCAGCGCAATGAGGTTCGCACGCTTGAGGTGGCTGGCGCTCTGGCGGCAGAGCCGGGCATGAAACAGCAGACTTATTTGCAGACCTCTATGCAAGTGCGCCGCCTGACGCCCGTCGAGTGCGAGCGGCTGCAAGGCTTCCCGGACGGATACACCAACGTCCCCTGGCGCGGCAAGCCCGAGTCACCTGACGGTCCCCGCTACAAGGCGCTGGGCAACAGCATGGCCGTGCCGGTCATGCGCTGGATAGGAGAGCGAATAACAACTGCATCAATCAGAGCAAGGGGTGAGAGATGAAACCCAAATTCACCCGCGTCATCGACGGCATTCCGTGCATGACGGTCACGGAGCACGACTGGATCGTCTCGCAGTTGGTAAAGATCATCGAAGGTCTGGTCGAAGGCGCAGAGCCAGACTGCGGTGATCCGTCTTGTAAGGAATGCGAAACGTGGCGACCGGCATGGCGGGCGATAGCGGAACTGAAGGAGAAGAACACATGAGCCAATGCTCCGAGTGTGAACGCAACAAGTTCCGAGCCGCCATGTGGAGAGCCGAAGCGTATAAACAGGCAGGGAACGACATAATCGAACGCCCGTGGATTGGGCTGACGGAAGATGATCGGGCCGCGTTGCGGGAAATGGCTACTTTCATGGATGAAACGGACTGTAGCCATCTACTTTCACTGACCGAAGAACGATTGAAGGAAAAGAACCGATGACCAAAAGAGTCAGCGCAACAACCATCCCCCTGTTGCTTAAATCCCTGATCGACAAGCCTCAGACTGCCCTAGAGCTCGTCGCCAGCACCGGCCTCGGCGCAGACGGCGTCCACAAGTTCATCGCAGGCATGAAGGACGCCGAACTGATTCACGTCGTCCGCTGGGACTACAAGGGCACACAGCCCGTCGCCGTGTACGCTTTTGGATACGGAAGGCACACTAACGAACGCTGGAACGATACGCAGACAAAACTGTTCGACCTCTTCGGCGACGCGCTGATCTCTTACGACAGTGCTCAACTGTCCGAGAAGCTTGGACTTAAACGATCCACCATCAACAAGGCAATGAATGAACTCGTCAAACACGGATTCTTTGTCCAAAACCCCGTCAAAGCCTCCACGCCGGTCTCGTGGCGACGCGACCTGGATGTGGCCCTTCCCGACCGTGGCGCAACTGCGCCAGATGCAGGGTATAAGCCAGCCCCCGCTCCGCGACCGCCCCAGCAAAGCTGGTTTTCAGCAATCACAGGATGAGGTAGGTGAAGCGAAATGGTAACCACCCTCGGCCAATGGATCGAACACAAAACACCCGACCCCGGGCCACGGCCCACGGCCGATGACATCCAAGTCGGGGGCACCCACTACAAAGATATGGACGTCCCACCATGGGACGTCATGGAGGCCGTGCTAACCCGCGAGGAATTCATCGGCTTCCTCAAAGGCAATATCATCAAATACGCCATGCGCCAAGGCCGCAAAGACAGCCCCGACGCCGGCAAATGCCGCCACTACATCCAAAAACTTCAAGAGGTCTTGAAACAGCCATGACACTCCGACCCGCCATCCACTCCACCCCAGAACCACCGATTGAAATCACGGATCTGGAACTCAAAGAATACGTCAACGAACTCAGACGCAGAATCGAAATTCAAAACGACCTCATGGAATCGCTCGCCCGCGACGTCCAAAAACTCCAGACAACCGAAACAAAGCTCGTCGACATGATCGAGCAACTCACGCTCGACCTGTCCCTATACAGCAGGTGACCATGCCATGGTCTACGACTCAATGAACACAGCATGGCATGCACTGGCCACGGGCCACGAACCACGGCTCGTGCAAATGCTCATCATCACCATCAACGGCATCCCACACATGTGCTTCGCCCCCTTCATACAAGAAGCATTCCAAGAAGATGGACGCGTCGATATCTCACTGATCGAACTCGGCGACGCACTCGATGTCAAACAAGCCATCGAGCTCATACAGGGAACCTACTGGGGCAACAGGACGGTGAGCTAGGAAATAAGGGGGCCTAGCGCCCCCGACCGTCCCGACGATGCGACTCTTCAAGGTTTGAAAACCGAATGTCGTCTCGATCAAAGTTGATATGCTTCAACCGATTCTGCGGCCACTCACCCGTCTCCAAGAACCACACAATCTTGGCACACGAGTACGACACCCCCTCCAGCCGCACACGCCACTCCCCAGAACTTCCCATGGGAGTGCCAGCTAATTCCCCACGGAACCGACCGTAGCGCCAAATCAATGCGCCATTGCCAAGCTCCCGGTACTCCAGCATATGCCGGATGTGCTCAAGGTCGTGCTGTGAAGGAGTGTCCATGAGACAGATCTTAGCGCATAGCGTGAATTTGGGCAAGAGGGACGGGGAAAGGCACACGAATCAGGAATCACGGGCCGAGGGTCACGGGCCTTGCGGCAGAGGCCGGTAAATAAGGTTTTTTCCAAGAATGGTTGCGCTTAGATGTACTAAAACAATGGTAGTAACCGTAATTGGTGTAATAACCTAATGGAATCAAGGACTTATAGGGAATTACAGGAGTTTCAGGAGGTGTAATGGTGAAATTCGTCTGGGGATCGTTGGAGGTTTTTTTGTTGTTTCTGAGCGTAGTCATTTAATTTCTCTATATACGGGGGTGAAAATTCGCGGAGGGCCTTTCTGGGCCGCCCACCCCTGTTGTACAATCGAACCCCTGTCTCAGCAATGGTGCTGAGGCTGCCAGACTGGAGAGTTAGCATGTTCACGATTGAGAAGGACGTACCCCTGCCGGCAGTTCGCCAGCCGGGCGCGGTTTATCCGTTTCGGTTGATGGAGGTTGGGGATAGCTTCCTGCTGTCCGATGAGGCGGTCGTCAAGCGGGCCCGTGCTTCGGCCTATATGGCATCGAAGCGGCTTGGCGCGAAGTTTGCCTGTAGGCGCGTGGCCGATGGCTGGCGCTTTTGGCGCGTTAGCTGATTGAGTTGGGAGGCCGGTGATGCCATCAAAGGATGATCAGTTCATGTCAGGCAAGTTGTTAGGTCGCCGGGATGAGCGTGTTGAAGAGCGCATCAACCGGCCTGTCAAGGTTGTTAAGCCTAAGGTGCTATCGCCCCAAGAGTGGAAGTTCGTCGAAGAGTTTGTCGCGGGCGACGGGCATGTCACGCTCAAGGAGGCGGCGCTGCGGGCCGGGTATACCGAAAGCTGGATCAGGAGCAAAGCGCGAGAGCTCACGGATCCGGACAAGAGCCCGCACATCGTGGCCGCGATCCAAGAACGACGGCGCGAGCTCGGTGAGAAGTACGCGACGACCTACGAGCGGCACATGCGGGATTTGCAGATCATCCGCGATCAGGCGCTGGCTGCGGGCGCGTATGGCGCGGCCGTGCAGGCCGAATACAGGCGCGGGCAGGCCCTTGGGACGATCTACATCGACCGCAAGGAGATCCGGCACGGCACGATCGATTCCATGAGCAAGGAAGAGGTCATGCGCAAGCTGGAGGAGATCAAGAAGCTCTACGGGGGCGGCAATGGCGGCCCGATTATCGATATCACGCCGGATCAGGTGCGGGAGAGCTCCGACCTTGAGGAGGCAATGCCTCTAGGAGCCGCTCAGGAGGCCCCAGACGCGTTTTTAGATGAGGGGGAAGGGGAAGATGCCAGCAAAGCCGGAAAGCGCCCTGTATCGGCGGCTGAGAGAAAACCTCTCGTCGTCAAGTTGCCATTTAACCCGAATCGAAAGTAGGGTCGGGCTCGGGATCCCAGACTGCCTGATTGCGATGGGGCGGACGGGCGAGTTTTTGTTGGTTGAGCTTAAGGTTGTGAAGCAGGGCTTGAAGGTGAAGCTTTCGCCGCATCAGGTCGCGTTTCATCTCAAGCATGCCACAGACTTGCGTTGTCCGACCTTCATCGTCGTGCACTACTCGCCAGTTGCGAAGAAGGAGCTCGCGGAACTGTTGGTCTATCGTGGCGATCAGGTGCTGGACGTGCATCGCTTGGGCGTGAGGGCCGAGCCAATCGCCCGTTGGCCTTGGCTGGGTATTCAGTGGGAGATTGTTCGGCAGGTGCTGTTGACAGGCGAACCGATGCTGGATTAGCATTGCGGTCAGGTCGTCAAGGGTTGGCGACCGATCAGAAAGGAGAAATCACATGACTTCAGAGCAGTTGGACGCCGTGCGGTGCGCCTTTGCAGACCTTCAGGGGTCGTTGCAGGCCTACCAGAGCGGGGATATTGGTTCCCATGACTGGAAGGCCCATGTCCTGACTTTGCAGGAGATGGTGCAGGCTTTCCCGTTCCTTGCAGCGGAGGTTACCGAATGAAAACCATCATCCATGTGAACCAGCACGTTATCCGTGCCAATGCGAAGACCGGGGCGGAGGATCCGGTGCTAACCATCAAGACCTACAAGGGCAACACCTATGCCCATGAGGTTGCCATCGATGGGCCGAGCAAGGTCGTCTACGCCCCAGATAGCCCTTTGTCCTGTGGGGCACGGGTCTGGATCGAGACGCAGCACGCCGTGCGGATTGTTCGATGACCCGCGTCCCGATTCGATGGCCTCGCTTGATCCGCGCGAAGATCGATCATCAACGAGCCCAGCGCGCGGTAGATGATGAGGCCCGCCGGGCCGCGCAGGGTAGTACGCTTCGCGAGGTCGGAAAGCTTGGAAAATGGCTCGCGTTCACTTCAATCATTCAATCATTGTTCAGGAAAGGCTAAATCATGCATTGGCAACTTCAAACGCTAGACGGTGCACCCGTGCCCGTGGATTTTTCCGCGACAAGCTTCCGAGGGGAATCCGCCATCATTCAGGGGGGCCGGCCGCCTGAGCATGCCGGATCAACCGGCCGCGTCTACACTCGTGAGGGCCTCGAATATTTCCCGAGCGTTTTTGGGCTGCGCTGGGTGCGCACTGACTGACCGGCCCCCAGCATTGCCCGAGCCCGGCCGCGTGCCGGGCTTTGCTTTTTTCAAAGTAGGTGATACGCTTCGGTTTGTGCGGTCGCATCCCGTGACCGCCGAGAGAAAGTGAGAAAGGATTGCCATGCTTAAGACCGTCACAAAATCAGGCAACAAAAAAACCGGCCCGATCGCGGTTACCTACCGGGCCGGAGCTCATCACGCGTTCGCGACGTGTCCGAGCTCGTGCGCGCTCAATCCCCACGGGGCACATGGTGCGGCATTGATTGACGCCGAATATCTCGCGGCCGTGCGTCAGGCCGTGCCGCCTGGGGGCATCGCGTGGACTTATTCCCATTTCCCGGCCGCCCTTTTGCCCGTCCCGGCCGAAGGGGAAACCGTCATCAATGCGTCGACCGACTCGCCCGATCAGGCCCTTTCGGCCGTGCGTGCTGGCCGGCCGGCCGTTTTGGCTGCGCCGGCCGAGTCGGCCGATCAATGGCCCCAGCGAATCGATGGCGTGCGCTTCGTCCGTTGCCCGGCCGAGACGAGCGAGCCCGTCAACTGCGCCAATTGTGGCGGAAAGGGCCGGCCACTGTGCGCACGGGCCGATCGGGATTATGTGATCGTTTTTACAGGCCACGGCTCGCGCGCTCGCCTCGTCGGCCAACATAAAGCCCGCGGATGCTATGGCGAGCTTGGCCCGGTCAGGCTGCAGTGGGAAGCGGCCAGATCGAAGGGAGCCGTGGATGATGCGTCGGCCGTGCGCGACTTTGCGGGCTCGCTCCCTGCCGGGTCAATGCTCCGCCATCATGTTGTCGGGGATATCGGCCGGGCCGCTTGACAACTTATTTTTTTCTTCGTTAGTATTCGTTTTAGCGGGCTCGTCCGGGCCCGCGTCAACCTAGTAGATTGGAGAATGCAAAATGGAACTTATGCAAGCTAGCCGTCAGTGGGCGACTCGCCCGGCCGACGAGCGTTTCACCTCGCTGCCGGAAATGCACGCGGCGGCCGTCGCCCGGCGGGCGATCTCGAAAGCTTCGGTAGTGAGCTCGCGCGCGCTTCGGTGCGCGACGGTCGACGACGGCCGGGGGCTCGCGATCGTCGGTCCGTCCGGCCACG